ATATTTGGAAGAAAGGAGGCTCAAAATGAAAGGTAGAATAATGCGTAATGAACCAATAAATAGAATATCATTACCTATAATTGGGAAAATAAAAGTTGGCATAAAAGATGAAAAGGGATTGCCTAAAAGTATAGATTATTTTGTAAGCACCGGGAAATATGCAGGATTATTTAAGAAAGCATACGGAGAGAAGCCGCAAACAATACAAATAGTATTTGCCTATGATGAACCGGAAAAGTCATGCCGGGAAGAATATCAATATAGGGACGATGCGGGTAAATTGGTTGCATACGGCGACGGGGAAACGTTCTTTGTATGGAACGGGAAACAATATGCACAATACAGTACAAAAGATTATCCCGATTTAATGGCAGGCGTTGCGCAAAAACACCCAAACCGGGCTGTTAAGAATGGCGGCGACGGATGGATTGTAACGTTAACCGTAACTTTTATTATTCCGTTGGTTCGTGGAGTTGGCGGGGTATGGCAATTCACGACAAAGGGTACGGCGTCAACAATACCCAATATCCGTGATACATTCGACGCCATATTGGAAGAAAAGAAGTTCGTCAAAGGAATTATCTTTGATATGAACGTACAATTTGCAGTTTCTCAAAAGCCCGGCGACCGTTCCCGTTATCCGGTTGTTACGATTGTTCCAAACGAAAGTGAGGGAAATTTGTTTGCGGTAAAAGAAGCATTTAAGCCCGTACAGTTGTTGGAATAAAAAAAAAGTATTATATTTGTGGCGTAAAACAATTGACCGTTACCGATTGAAAGATATTTGCTAATTAGCTACAAAGCCCCTTTTAGATGTGTAACGGCTCTAATTGGGGCTTTTCTTTTTTAATTATGACTTACAATATTTTGATTGACCAAAGATTCGCCATTGCAAATGAACTGACTATTGTTCAAACAACAACGCTTGCAGCGTGTATGACATTGCCAACGTGGACTAATACAATTACGGTTGATGGCATTGTTTGGTATCAATATTCAGAAACAAAAATGGTAGATGATTTTCCGTTGCTTTTTTCAATCCCTAAAAGAGTTTACAAAAACATTAAAGAACTTGCAGACAGAGGATTTATTGAGTTGAGTTCTTTTGGGAAAACAAAGTATCTAAGATTTACAGAAAAATGTAAAACATGGAACAGAAGCGAAACGGACTTTAATCAGTCCGAAAACGGACTACAAGACTATAATATTAATATACAACAGTCCGAAAACGGACTAAACAACAGTCCGAAAACGGACTTTAATCAGTCCGAAAACGGACTACAAGACTATAATATTAATAATAATAATATTAATAATACTATAAAGAAAGATGCTAAAGCATCTAAAGAAAATCCGGACGGATTTTCACAAGACAATTTTTCAAACGAAGAAAAAACAGTTAAAGCAAGTATTGTTTATGGGTTTACCCCGGAATTGTTGGACGTCAGAAAACAAGTAATTGATAAAGTTGATAATTACTTTGCAAAACTTGTATTCCCATTTGATAGCGATGAATTTAAACGGAACTTTTATATTTTGATGTGTCAACCGAAATGGAGAACGTCGCAAAAGAGTTTTTCAGCGATACAAGCAAACTTAAATGGTTTGAGTAAATACCCGGAAGAATTTGCGCTGATTCTGATAAAAGAAAGCATTTCAAAAGGTTGGGCGGCGTTAGAATATGATTCAACCCCCGAAAAATACGAAAAATGGGAAAAAATGAAACGTTCCGTAAAGACAGAGCAGCAAAGCAGCAAAGAAATTGCGGATATGATGAAGTATTTAAACAATGATTTTGATTGATATGGGAGCAATTGAAAAAAAAGAAAATACGGCGTTAGAAATATATAATACCAATCCCGGAACAAAAGCCATTGAAGTACGCCGTAGAATGGTGCAATTGCTGGAGGTTGCCAAAGCATTAAACCCAGTTGAAAAATATGTTTTCGCAGCGTCAACAAAAACACCAATTGCGGAAATTGACGATGCAAAATTAGTTGAAAATCTTTCGTTACTGTTTAAGCGTATAGCAATAGACGTTGGTTATATAATACCACAGAATGAAAATGATTGGAATTATATACAATCCCGGTTGTTGGATATTCTGAAACGTTATTACTCAGATATGACGTTGGCTGATATTAAGATGGCTTTTGAATTGGCGACGACCGGAGAGTTAGACGAATATTTGCCGAAAGATAAACAAGGGAATCCGGACAAAAACCATTATCAACAGTTCAACGCCGATTACTTTGCAAAGATTCTGAAAGCATACAAGCAAAAGCAGACAGATGTAATTGACAAAGCATACAAAGCTATACCGGAAAAAAACAATGAAATTTCGCCGGAGCAAATCCGGAGATTTGAGATACAAAGACAATGGCGGAACCGTTATATTTTCCTTTGCTACAAATACACCGGGAAATTAATATTGGGGCTAACTGATGATATGTTTTTGTATGAATGGTTGCAAAAATGCGGGTTGGCTGATGATGTACAAGTTAAAGAGGACGACCGCAAAGAAGCGTTTGCCCGGTATATGCAGCGTATAGCCCGTGGAATGATAAACCAATATACGGCGTTTCAAGTTCGCCGGAAAGGAACCGAAAGCCCGGAAATTGATTTTACGGCGTTTGAGGTTGCCCGGAAAAAGGAGATTATAAAAGCATTTGACCGGATGATTTCCGAGGAAATGCAAGTTGATAACTACATGAAGTTTTAAATATGGAACTATTTATTGTTTGCTTTATAATTGGCGTAATAGGTTATTTTACAAAAGCGGGAGGTTATATATGGAAAAAAATATAAGAATTTCAGCAGTAGTGGGAATTGACCCAGGAAGCAATGGCGGTATTGTAACATGGCGCCCCAACCAAAATATAAAAGCAATGAAAATGCCAAAGGATTTAACAGAATTGCGTAATTATTTGGAGTATCTGAAAAGCATTTGTTCGCCGATCATTTTTCTGGAAAAATTGAGCGTGCGCCCGGATGATGTAACGCTTGGTGCCGATGGCGTAAATATGGGTAAATTGTACCGCATACAAAAAATGCTTGCAAACTTTGAGCAATTGAAAGCCATTATAACCGTCGCCGAAATACCGTTTGTTCTAATAGCCCCTATTTCGTGGCAGCAAAAACTAAGGATAAGAATAAAAAATGAAGATAAAAAAGACAGAAAAAAAAGATATAAAGATATAGCACAATCACTATATCCAGAGATAAAACAAACTATGTATTCATGCGATGCAACTTTGATAATGCACTTTGGACGTTATATGTTAGCTAACAATATGGATTGGATAAAAAGTAATTTACCGAATTATTTACATAATAGATTATGGGATTAGAATTTGAAGAATATAAAGAAATATTTCCATCGTATTACATATCAAATTTTGGGAATATAAAGCATGATAATAACTTTCTAAAAAAATGTATCCATTCTAATGGATATGAACAGGTTAATATACGTATCGGTAATAAATATGTTACAAAATTAATACATAGATTAGTTGCTGCGGCTTTCATTCCGAACCCGGACAACAAACCATGTGTTGACCATATCGACGGCAATAAGAGGAATAATTATGTTTCAAATTTGCGTTGGGTTACACCAGTAGAAAACGCGAATAATATTATCACAAAAAAGAGAAGTATAGAAAACAGAAAATCACATAATGAAAAAAAAATAGTTGCAATAAGTGGCGAAATTAATGTGTATTTTAATTCAATAATAGAGGCATCTATTATATTGGGGGTCGATAGAACTAGTATTTCAAAATGCCTAAAAGGTCAAAGGGGGAAAGCTGGTGGATATGTTTTTAAATATCAGGAAATGGTTACATATACTGATTTTATAAATGCTATAAAACAGATGAGGCATAGCCAAAGACGTTACAAACGGAACCCAACCCCGGAGAAATTGGCAACGTTAGAAAGTTGGGAACGCAAAGTTGATGCGGTCGTTGCTGTATTGACCGATACACAAATGAAATTGTTTTGATTTATGCCCGGAATGTATAACGTTCCGGGTTTGTTGTTTTTTTGAGAATGAAAAGAAAAAATTTTGGTAGTTAAAATATTGTGCGTATATTTGCAGTGTCAAACAACGAAAGACCCCACAGTCTAACCAAAATGCAAAAAGACTGTTGAAAGATTAAGTTCGTAAGAGTAGAAAGTAAGCAACGGTATCTACAAAGGGTTGAATGATGGTTCGGTAACCGATTAAATGAAGCTATAAAGCCAAAATCTTTCAGAGTATGACAAACACCGACCGGGCGGGTTCCCGGAAAGTAAACATTTTATTATGAAAACAACGATTTACGATTTTGATTTTGAGATTGCCGGACACGGATATTACAAAGTAACTTACACGTCCCCGGCAACGGGTAAAAGATGGACGACAACAACAAACAATATGCCTTTGATTGATGCGACCAAGAACGCAGAAGAACCGAAACGTAAGGATTTGGAAGAACTTAAAAGGATTTGTAAAGATGGGAAAGTTTGTTGATGAAGTAGGAGCAATCCGGCACGCAATGAGCGACAAAGAGTTGAACGAATTATACAAGCGTTTGGAAAATTTCATTGCTGATTGCACGGTTGAGGAAGCGAAAGAAAGCCGGGACGCATTTGTTAAGGTGCAAACAATGATATACCAAAGAATGAGAGAAACAAAAAAATAATATTAACCGCCGGGGGAAACCCCGGCACAAACCGAGAGCATTATGATAGTAAAGAAATTAGAATTGGTAAATTTCCAAGTAATTAAAGAGTTTAACGCAGATTTCGACGGTAACGTTTATTTCATTACCGGAGATAATGAGTTGGGAAAATCAACCGTATTAAAAGCAATTGGGGCTTTGTTGACCGGGAACCGTGACGCCGTATTGAAGAACGGAGAAAGCAAAGGTTTTGCAAAAATGATTGTCGGCGACGACGGAGAGGAATACGAGGTTGAATTGAAATTCACAAAAGCAAACCCACGTGGCACGTTATCAATTAAATCAAAGACAACCGGAATGAAAAGTGATAACGTTTCTATGTTGCAAAAGATTTTCGGTTATACTGATTTTGACGCCGTGGAATTTTCCCGTTGGTCGGAAACCGCCGAGGGACGCAGAAAGCAAATTGAGGTTGTAAAGTCTTTGTTGCCGGAAGAAGTAAGAACAAGGATTGCCGAAATTGATACAACCGTTGCCGGGCTTAAAACAGAACGTACCGGAGTAAACCGAGATTTGAAAACCTACAAATCAATATCAGATGCAGCCGGGCAGGGATTGACAACGCAGGATTTGAAAACGTATGCCAAACCAAAGGACATTACGGAACTGATGAAAGAACAGCAGGAAAACGCAAAGTTGGTTGAGAAAGCAAAGGGCGTGCGTTTACGTATGGAAGAAAGAAAGGGGAGATTGGCAGAGATTCCGGGACGTTTGGCAGCCGCCAAAGATTCATACAATAAAGCAATTGAGGCGGCAAAGAAAGCAATGGAAGAAGCCGAAAAGACGTATAAACAAACCGTTTCGGTCGTTGAAGAAGAAAAGAAAGATTATGAGGGAAAAATAGCAAGTGCCGAAAAATGGTTAACAGATTATGAGGCTTTGAACCCGAATAATTTCGATACAGAAAAACAATTGAAAGAAGCCGAGGAACACAACAAAAAGGCTGCAAAGGTTGCCGATTATCTTTCAAAGAAAAAACAAGCAGACGACAAAAAAGCAGAAGCCGAAAAGATGGATTCAGATATTGCCAAATTATCCGCCGAGCGTGAAAAACTTATTTCGTCGGCGAAATTACCGATTTCCGGGCTTTCGTTTAGTGATGATGGGTTAGTATTAAATGACGTCCCATTTGTCGCCGGAAAGGTTTCAGATTCGCAAATAATGGAGGTTGCCGCAAAACTGATTATTGCAAGTAACCCAACGGTTAAGGTATTCAGAATTGCGAGGGGCGAAAGTTTGGGACAAAAGAGATTGCAGGCAATTTTGGATTTGGCAAAAAAAGAGGGATTCCAAGGTTTTATTGAAAGTGTTGTAAGGGGACAGCAGGATTTAATTATTGAGGAATACACAGAACAATAATAATAAACCGGGGGTCGTTAAATCAAAGACCCCCATAAAACAAAAACAATATGGAAGTAAAAGACATGACAATTTCGGACGTTTTGAAAACACCCGAATTTTATAATAATCTGAAAGTGGTTATTTCCGATTTGGAAAACACCCGGAGAAATGCAGGAATAAGCGCAAACGCCCCATTAAAACGACACCCGATAGACCGATTGCAGGGAAAAGGAGTGTTTGAACCGGGACAAATGACAGTTCTTTATGCGTCGGCGATGGATAAAAAATTGCAGGGATATTCAAGCAGCGAAAGAAAGTTTATATTGGAAGTTGGCGGCGAAGCGTTTAATATTACAATGAAACAATTTGTTGACCAAGAAAAGAAAGACAATGAGGAAAAGAGAGATAACAGCAACGGGAATGATTAATAATAACGGCGGTTTACAAATGTATTTTGGAGAGTTGAACCAATTCTTTGCCATGCACAAAGGAAGCCGAATAATTGCACGTTTTACCGTTGCGTCTCCCGGTTCGTCGGAGGCTTTGAAAGGGTATTATTTCAATTATGTTGTTCCAACGTTCCGGTCGGGTATATGGGAAGCCGGGGAGCGTCTGACAGAGGAACAAACCGAACGCCGATTGCGTGAGTTGTCCCCGGTTATGTATGAGCAAATACCGAATATTGAAACCGGGGAATATGAAACCCGGTTGCGTAAAATACCGGAGTTGAGCAATGCGGAATTAATAGAACACATTGAGCATTTAAAGCAGATTGCCGCAGAAAATTATAATTTGTATATTGACGACCCAAGAAGCATTTAATATGAAGCATTATTCAGAATTAAGCCCGTTGGAAAAGAAAGCGAGAGAGGCAAGCGGGCGGCTTAAATGTACGGATTGCCCAATATATAAATTATGCAAGACAAGCGAAATGTTTATTGATGCGTGCGATTTTATTTATTTGTCCGCATTTAAAACCGGGTATAATACCCGTAAAAAAGAAACAAGAAGATTAAAAAAGAAAAAATAATATGTTTTGCAAGTGTAACCAACCCCGTAAATGTTACCCGTTGAAAGATTGGCGGGTTATCCGGTACCAATATACGCCGCATGGATATAGCCGGGTTAAATGTTTGAAATGCGGTTGCGTGTGGATTACACGGGCAAATTATGTTGAACAAACGCCCAATAAAGACGGGCAAAAAAGATTTTTTTAGTATGGAATTAAACGATAAATCCCCGATGCCGCAAGGCAAATTTAAAGGGCAACCGATGGAAAACGTACCGTATTGGCATTTGCTTTGGTTGGATGGAAAACCGTTTTGTAACCGGGACGTCCAAAAGTATATAGACGAAAACCGGGACGTTTTGGATTTGGAGAAAAAGCGGGATAAATACCGCAATGAGAGCGAAAACAGTAATTAATGATTTAATATTTAAGGTTATGCAAAAATTTGATTTGAAAGATGTTTTGACGTTCGATTGTGAAACAACCGGGTTGCCCCCAAAGGGCGCAAAATGGGACGTTGATTTTGCGGAATTTCCAAATATTGTGCAATTGGCATGGGCGGTAAACGAAAAGGAACGTTCCTACATTATTAAGCCGGAGGGATGGGAAATACCGGAAGCGTCAACAGAAGTTCACGGAATTACAGCAGAGAGAGCAAACGCCGAGGGCGTCCCATTTGCTGACATTATAGACGAATTTTTGGAGGATTGCAAAAAAGCCCGTTTGTTGGTCGGACATAACATTTACTTTGATACGTCAATTGTAAAAGCAATGATATTGCGCATTATGGGTCGTGAATATTACGACGCAAAAGCGGAGGACGCATTGTTTAAGGGCAAACGAATTGATACGATGATGAAAACAATTAAATTTGTTGGCGCATTGTATGCAGACGGACGTCCGGGCAAATATCCGAAATTGGAGGAACTTTACAACAAGTGTTTCCCCGGCGAAACATTCCCGGCGCATGATGCGTTGGAGGACGTGAAAGCCTGCAAACGTTGTATTCCGGTTTTGGTGGAAAATGGTATTATAGAACTGAAACCAAAAGAATATCCGGCGGAACAATTGAAGTTTAACCCGGAACCGGAACCCGCAAAGACCAAAAAGGTAAAAAGGGAAGTTTTAGTTCACGACCCGAAACCGATATTTGCACCGGATGCAGAGCCGGAAAACAAGGTTGCAAAATTGTTAAATGAAACAGACTTTTAAATTATGAACGAAAAAAAAATGTGCATTGATTGCGTGGATTATCCGGTATGTTGTTTATCCGGTCGTTGCGCTGATGATGAACCGTGCGAGTATTTCCAAGAAGAAACCGACCCGGAGGAACCGGGAAACAATAAAGATTAAAAACTATGAGCGAAAAAAAACAAAATGTTATGCCGATTCCTACAAAGGAAAAGTTTGCATTATCGAAAGTGAAGTTGTTGAAAGATGGCGGGTTAGACGTACATTATGAAGTAACGGAAGTTGTCGGAAATGAGAGTTACACGAACAAATACCATGTATTGAGTGCAAAAGACATACACCCGGATTTGCGTCATTTGTTTAATGATTTGCGCCCGATTATGGGACGTGTATTCAACATAACGTCATTTAAAACCATGATGGCAACGCCGGAGTTTAAAGCAACAAAGAAACAAACAGATATTGCAGCCGCATTTGCGGAAGAATGTTTGGACAATATAGAGGTTAGGGGCGTTTCTTTGTCCGGGCAAGATGATAACGTAGGCGTCGTTTTAACCGGATTGTTTGATACGGTAAACAATCAGAAAACAGCAATCAACACCCCACGAATGAAATACAACGTTGAAACGTTCGGTTTTGAGGAAGAGTTGGAAAACATTGTTTGCAATATTGAAAACGAGGTTTACGAATTTCTGTTTGAGGGCAAAAAGGCGCAAATGGATTTGTTCGGGGCTGATGGGGAACCCAACCCGTTAGTTTATGTAAATGATGCAGACAACGAAAATGAAAATGATATGTTCCCGGAAATGGCAGACCCGGCGGACGATACAGACAATATGTAATGGAGCCAATATTGTTGACCGAGCGTTGCGAATATGAATATTGTGTTGCACGTGGTTACGAGCCGTTATTGGATATTCGTAATTTTCGGTTAGATATACGGTTGCGTGTTGAGTTACAACGGGAATTGTTCGGGCATTGCGTTTTAGGACGTGGCGACATTCCCGTTGCCAACCAACGGTTTTTCCGGTGGGTTTGGGAGCATAAGCCGCACAGATGCGAGGAATGTTTAAAGCCGTTACGGAATTATTCCGCCGTTTATTCTTCGCATATATTGACCCGTGGAGCGTTTCCCGAAATGGCGCATGATGCAAGAAATATAAATATACTATGTTTTGAACATCATTCATGTTGGGAGAATGGGGATAAAACGAAAATGCGTATATATCCGGGCAACGTCCGGATTATTGAATTGCTTAAAAACGAATACAGAAGTTTGAAAATATGAGGACGAAAAAAAGAACACCCGATTACGGGGCAATTTCCCGCCGTTCAATCCAAAATGATTTTAAAAGGGTACAAAGGTACCCGGAAAGGGAGAAACGCCCGCAAATCGAAAATCCGCCCGAAATAAATGCAGAAAGACGGGTTTTGTTTGTTAGTGAAAATTCAGCATATTACCGATACCGTTCTTTTTTCGTCGGTAAATTGGTAAGACTAATAAAACAATCAAACGTCGGCGGTTGGATAGTTGGATTTGTTTACGACGACGACCGGAAAGCGATAAATCATGCCGCCGGATGGTCGGATATGAAAAAAGAATATTTGTTGGATGGTGTAAAATTTAAGTAGATGAAAATCAAAAAACAAACCGGATATAAAATTGTATATTATACGTTCGTGGCGTTAACGGTTGCGTCATACATTTGGACGTTATGGAGTATTGGAAGTTGGATTTTTAAAGCTATATTTCTATGAGTGTAAACAAAGTTATTTTAATGGGTAACGTCGGAAAAGACCCGGAGTATAAAGATTTCGACAACGGCGGTTCGGTTGCGCAATTCACGTTGGCGACAACTGACAGAGCATTTAAAACGGCAAATGGTACAGAAGTACCGGAGCGCACCGAATGGCACAATATTGTTTTGCAAAATGGATTGGCAAAGGTTGCAAAAGAGTATGTAAAAAAGGGCGATAAACTTTATATTGAGGGGAAAATAAGAACCCGCAGTTATGAGGACAACAACGGCGTCAAAAGATACATTACAGAAGTTTACGGGTTTAATATGGAGATGTTGTCGCCAAAGAAAGACGGACAAACAACGCAGCAGGGAGGCGCACCAACACCGCCGCCGCCAATTCCCGACCAAGACAAAGATGATTTGCCATTTTGAGAATGAGGAACGAAATTAAAATTCAAATCCCGGAGGGTTCCCGGCTGATTGGGACACGGACAAAGGGGCGAACGGTTATTGTTTCTTTTGAATACAATAAGGAGGACGCAGCCGTTCCGGAGCCGGAACCGATACGACCAATTGGTTTTGCCCATTACAAGGAACCCGCCGGGAAAGATAAAAAATAAAGTTATGCAGTTTAATAGCAAAGAATATGACCCCGAAAAACACGACCGTTGGCGTGCGTTGACCGTCAAACAGCCATACGCAAATGATTTGGTAACGGCGGCATACAAAGACGAAAACGGCGTTGTTTACGGGCGAAAATCAATTGAAGTTAGAAGCAAAAAAACGTCATACCGTGGCGACGTTCTTATTTGTTCGTCGGCAAAACCGGTTTATCCCGGAATGGAAAGCGGCGTTACTTTGGGATTGGTTGAGTTGTACGACGTGAAGCCGATAAAAGAGTTTACGCCGGAGGATTGGGAAAACACCCGGATTCCAAAGGAAAAGAGGGCAAAAATAACAAAGGGTTTCGGATGGATGATGCGCAACCCAAGACGTGTTGTTGAAATGCCAATTAAGGGGCAATTGGGTATCTATAATCTCGTATATACCAAGGGCGAAATAATACAATACCCCCGGAAAATGGTAATTGACAAAAAGAGTTGGGAACAGATAAAAAAACAGATAGAGAAATGAAAACAATCGGATTCCATATTGGACGTATCGGGTTTTATTTGTATCTGCAAAGTTTGTGGAAGTATAAGCAATTTTATTTGACGCCCGGAGTTATGGTTGAGGGCGTAAAAGGACATGACGTTTATTTAGATATTGAAATTAAATTGCTTTGTTTTTCCGTTGGTTTCCGGCTGATATGGATAAAAACCAAAAGAAATTATTAACTTTGTAATGTAAAATACTAAAAACGTGAGCGATGAAAGAGATAACAAAAATATTGCCATTAAATGAGGCGGCAAAGTTTCAAAAATCCGCAGGCAAATATGATTGCACAATTACGGAATTGGCGGTAATGGGAGCAGGGAAAGCAAGAATTTCAATTTCCGGAACAGAGGAAAATTTGGATTTGTTGGTTAGTTCGATAGAAAATGAGAATAAAGAAACCACAACCGTTTGAACCCGGACGTGAATACAACCCCGGCGAACGTGCAGTTTACCGGGGTATGGTAATAATTGCGGAAAGATGGGTTAAACCGTCTGATAAACTGATTGAAAAGGTTGGCAAATTTGTATGTTTGAGTAGATGCGCATGTTGCGTTATCCATAAAGACGATTGTCCGGCGGTTGGGCTTAAATGTTACAGAACAAGCCGGAGCGATAACAAAGTAATATATTTCAGAAAATTGTATAACATAACAGAAAAAAAGCGATGAAAAAGATATTTCAATTAATAGTATCAATCCCGCACGATAAATTATTGCATATTATAGCGGGAATGATTGTTGTAATGTTGGTTTTGCGTTTGGTTTCATTTATCGGGATTCCGGGAATGATTGCACGTATTATCGCATTGATAGCAGTAATTTTAACCGGGGTATTGCGTGAGGTTTACAACAAAAAACACGGAGGCGTATTTGATAAAAAAGATTTGTACGCCACAATTTCCGGAGGACTGATTGTTTTATTATTAACCGTTTATTAATTGGATATGGAAAAAAGAAGTTTTATTCCGTTTGATGCGGAAACGTTTTTGATGATTGAAGATGTAACGGGAACAGAACCGGAAGTTACAGAGAAAGAAAATTACTTTGAACTTAAAATGTACGCCCCGGACAAAGAGGAAAGAATAATTGAAGCCGCAATATATGCAGTTCAAGGCAGATACGGGAAAAGAATAAAAGACGTAAGGACGATTAAAGAACAAAACCTTTTGCGTGGTGCAATATTCTTTGTTGAATACGAAAAAGGGGCGGGAAATTTGCCAAATGAGTTGCGCACAAATTTAGGTATGCCGGACGAAACCGCCGGGGATATTTATTGCCGCCGATTGTTAGAAATTCGTGCATTACCCGTAAAGCGTGATAATTTGGAAAAATTGCAGATTTTTACCGGAGGCGGAATAATGCAGATTCCGAGAACGCCCGGAGGTTTGGCGGTTTATTCATTCCCGACCGAAAACGGCGTAATGTTGGACGTACCGGAGGGAAATTTTATTGTATTGACACCGGACGGAAAATTTGGCAAAATGGATATGCAAACGTTTATGGCTAATTTTGAAGAAAAAGACGCCAATACCGCCGGATTGACCTTTGACGAAAAGAGATTGTTTGAAAAGATGAATAAACTTTTCGGCAAAAACTTTCAAATGAGATTTTTAAAACTTACAGAGGAATACCACGAATTGTTTGTTGTTGCTGATGATATGTTGGTAAATGGAATAATACCGGAAAACACGTCGGAAATTATAGACGAGTTAGCAGATTTGAACGCCGTATTGTTCCATATTGCAGCATTGTTTGGATATTCCCAAAAAGAATTGCAGGAAATGGCATATACTAAAATTGCAGGACGTGAGAAAAACCCGGAATTTATGCGCAAACACCCACACAACAAACCGGAAAGCCCGGTTTGCGGTAATATGCAGCAGGAAACCGGCGAACAATACAAACATTTTGAGAACCGTTTTAACAAAAGACTATGACAAACGAAGAAAAAGAAGAATTAAGAAAAAAAGCGTTGTTCCTTACAAATACGGCGTATCTTTTGGCGGACATGGCACATACATGCGTTTTTTACGCTGATGATAAATTAAACCATTTAGGCAAATGCTTTGAAAAGGGCGAAAAAATGAGATTCAAAAAAGCCGCAAAGTTGACAAAAGAAGCATTTAAAGCCGTCAAGGAAATAACGGAACCATTGTATAATATTACCGACGTTGATAATGCGTGTATTGATAGCGATTATCTTTTGGAAGTTATTCAGTTGGTAATAAACAGAACCGACGAAACCGAGGAAAGCAAAACGGCGATGTTGGAATACATAAAGAAGTTACCACAAATTGAACATATAGAAGTTTAAGCGTATGAAAAAAGATTTTAAACAAGAACTAACCGAACTTATTAATAAGCACAGTTTAGAAAAGGAAATGAGAGATACCCCGGATTTTATTTTGGCACAAGTTTGTATTGATGCAATGGCGGTATTTTCGGAAGCAATCGCCCGCCGTGACGAATGGCACGAATTCAGAAAGGCAGACGAAAAGAGTTCGCAGGATGCAAAACACAATTACCCGGATGATTGCAATATTTGCAAAGACCGTTTTAAATGTGCTGACTTTATGAGAACGCAACCAATTGCAAATCTGATTCAGCGTTTCAAGACGACAACGGACAAAGAGGAAAAAACAGCAATCGCCGGATTGCTAAAACAGATAAACGCCGATGCGTCGGGAAAGCCTCAAAATGATATACCGGAAGAAGTAAAAGAAGTTGCCGGAAAGTTGGCAAAGGCTTTTGGCGCACGTGTTGAGATACACCGTATTGAGATACCGGAAAAGAAACGTAAGTTTAGAAAGAAACCAAGAAAGGAGCAAGGCAATGAAACCCGTTGAATTTCCCGGCGTGAATGTAGTATTTGCAAAAGACCAACCGGAATACATGCCGTTACCTGCAATGAAAATCCCTAATGACCCGCAGGGGCTTATAATTACCAAATGGCAGTTATCCCCGGAAGAATTGGAGAGAGTAAAAGAAACCGGAACAATACATTTGTCAATGCTGACGTTTAACCAACCATTGCAACCCGTATTGTTAACCGTAGATTTACCAACAGAAAAATAATAAAGTTATGGATAAAGAAACATACGTAAAAAGAATGGCAGAATTAGCCGAGATAAAACAAAAGGCTTTGGAGTACAACAGAAAGGAAAGAGAAAAAGCCGCAGAAAGTTACATAACAGAAAATTGTCCGTTTAAAAAAGGCGATAGAATAAAATACAACGGAAAGCCCGGAAAGATAGAAGTTATCAAGGCAGAACACAACGGCAATTTTTCGTATGAAGTTAGGTTCGACAAAAAGAACGGTACGCCGTCAGTTAGGGTAACAAGTGTTTACCCATTGTTGAAAATCGACAAAATGGAAAAAGAATAAAAAACGCCCCGGAATTATAACCGGGGCTTTGCCGTTTAGGTACCGGAACGAAAGAAAGCCAAAATAAGTCCCGTAGGGCGACGAAAATACAAAAGACAATAAAAGATCAAGGAACAAACGAAACCCGCTTAAAACGAAAATTCCCCGAAAATAACAAGCAAAGGGAAAGCGACGTTTGAGAGGAAAGCAAAGTAAATGGCTTTGCCGTTATAAAAAGGTTTAAAAAATGGAAGCGAGTAAAAGACAAAGGGGCGGACGCCCGAAAATGTGCAAACGAACAAAAGACCAAAGGGAGTTTGATTTGGCTTTTTGTTCAAATCTGTTTTTACGTGGTTACACGTATAGGGAGATTTCGGAAAGACTGAATGAGGAAAACGCCCGGCGTGGCGTCGGTTATACCATAACAAAACAAATGGTATATTGGGATATGCAACAATTGCTAATTGAGTGGAAACGTGAACGTATGGAAAATATAGACGATTACGTTACGCAGGAATTGCGAAAGTTGGATAAAATGGAGGTTGAATTGTGGGAGGCGTGGGAACGTTCAAAGACCGGGAAATTGCGAGAGAAAAACAGACAGAACGCAAAGCCCCGTAAAGTGTTGGAGGATGGCGACAACCCGGAATATTACGGGTATGAGGAAACCACAACGGAAACGTCCGCCGGAAACCCCCGGTTTTTGGATTTGCTTTTGAATGTGCAGCAACGCCGGGCAAAGATGTTGGGATTTGATGCACCAATTAAAGTTGAGATTCCGGGAATAGAAAAAAGCATAAACGGCGATGCACCGCAATACGATGTATCAGCAATCCCGGAGGATTTATTGTTTGCGGTTGCTGATAAACTACAAACAGCAGAATATAAAAAACAATTAGCAGAGAAAGGAGTAATTGACGATGGCACGAACAACAAAGAATAATATCAAGAAAAAAGACGAACCGAAACCCGTACACACGTGCGGCGAATGTGGTTGGGGTAAATTCTATTATGAACATTCAAATTTAGATATGGCCGGGAACCCGATTTGTTTAAAATGCCCGTTTGTCGAAAATCACAGTATGATACGTTCGGAAAAAGCGTGCGACAAATGGAAAATGAAACATTAAATTGGTCGTTTTTTAAGATTTCCGGTTTTTAAGTCAGAAAAAATACGGGGGTAAGACAAAAATATATGGTATATTTTTAAGAATTAAACAAAATGGATAAAGAACAATTACTTAAAATGTACGCCGCACTAAAAAACAATCCCGGGGAATTAGTAAAAGCGGCGTCACGCAATAGGCTGATAAACTTTGCCCGGTATATGCAACCGGATTTAGCATTGGAACCGTTTCACGTCGTTTATTATACGTTGTTGGATAAATTCGCCCACGGCGAAATAAAGAAAATGATTGTGCAAATGCCCCCTCAACATGGAAAAAGCGAGGGTTCAAGCCGAAAGTTACCCGCTTTTATGTTGGGTTTAGACCCGGACACAAAAATTTGTATTGGTTCGTATGCTGCAACGATTGCGAGAGATTTTAACCGTGATGTTCAAAGAATAATTGATACGCCAAGTTACCGGGAATTGTTCCCGGAAACGTATTTGAACGGTTCCAACGTCGTAACAATGGCTAATACGTATTTACGAAATTCTGACGTCATAGAAATGGTTGGGCGTAAGGGTTTGTTGCGTGTTGTCGGTCGTGGCGGTTCTTTGACGTCAAAAACGGTTGATGTATCTATTTTGGACGACGTTTACAAAGATTATGCCGAGGGCAACAGCCCGATTGTACGTAATGCGGCGTGGAAATGGTACACGACCGTTGTACGTACCCGTTTGCATAATGATTCCCAAGAATTAATTGTGTTTACCCGTTGGCATGATGATGATTTGATTGGACGTATTGAAAAAAGCGGGGAAACCGTAATTGAGATTAAAAGTTGGGACGATGTAAAGAACATTCCGGCGGGCGCATGGGTACGCATTAACTTTGAGGGATTGAAAACCGGGGAGCCAACAGAGATTGACCCACGGGAACCGGGGGCGGCGTTATGGGATAGACGACACAGCCGGGCAAAATTGGAGGGACAAAGAGCGTTAGACCCCGTACAATTTCAATGTTTGTATCAAGGCAACCCCGGAAACGCAGAGGGTAAATTGTACCGGAACCCGTTCCGAACATACGTTGACAAATCCGAATGGGGGACGTATGTACGTAGTGGCAATTACACAGACGTTGCAGACGAGGGCGACGACTTTACATTTTCGGCATGTTATGACGTTTACAAATCCGGTAATGAGGCATGGAACGAGCAAAAGAAACGGTTTGAACCGATTCTGTATGCGCTAATTACTGACATGGTATTTACGCAGGAAAACACGGAAATAACAGCCGTTACCGTCCCGGAAATGATAAACAGATGCGGAACGCAAAAAGCATGGATTGAAAGTAACAACGGCGGTTCCGGATTTGAAAAGGTTATAAGAAAAAAACTAAAAGCAGTAACAGAACCATTTTATCAAGGGGCAAACAAGGAAAGCCGAATTATAACAAATTCAGCGATGGTAAATGCACAAATAATAATGCCGATTGGATGGGAACAGCGTTTTCCAAAGATACACGAACATTTGACCGGGTTTTTGCGTGATTTTCCTGCAAATGCCCATGACGACCCGGAGGACGGATTGACCGGAATATACGAAAAAGAGTTGGCGGACGGCGATACACGACCATACAGCCAAGCAACAAGGGGCGTTAAACGTCGTAACTAACAATTTATTCCATATACGCAAGATTTAACGGAAAAATATTATAACTTTGCAAAAGATAAATGGGGTAAAGAGTTAGCCCCGGAGATAGTAAAACGAGTTTTAAATATTAAAATTTTAGGATTATGATTTGTAAGTGTCCGGCGGGTACGGCTTTGCCCGATATTCCCGTAAGTAATTGCCCGGAAAGTTTTGGGCAGATTCAGAAAGTAGCATTTCAAAGATTGTACAAAAGCACCGGAGAAAAAAATTCATTTAAAACCGATGCAGGTATTGGAAAAAAAGCGTCGTGGACGTCGTTGTTGTCGGCTGACGATGATACAAAGATTGTTATTTCCCCATACATTCAAGCCCCGACAGCAGAAGCAGGCGCAGCAAGAACGTTTGGAGGTGGTAACGAAACATTGGGAGGCGTTGAGGAAATTGTGGGACGTGAGCCAACGCCATTTACCGGGGTTATGCGAAAGTTGCCACAGAAAATTATCAAGGCTTTGAAAGAATTGCAGTGCGAAAGTTGGGGCGACAATTTGGGCGTTTATCTGTTTGACGAAAACGGCGCAATTGGAGCAATTCAAGACGCAAAAACAGCAACAACCCATTATCCGATTCCAATACGTTCTTTGTTTATCGGCGATAAAACATTGGGCGGATATGAGGCACCGGATAGCAACAACATTCAATGGGCATTTTTGCCGAATTGGTCGGATGATTTGGCAATTATTGTTCCGGAGGATTTCAACCCGCTAACAGATTTAAAAGCGGCACCATAGCAATAAGGGGGTTGGTTATGGGAAAGACAACAAAAGTTTTATTGGTTTGTCCCCAACACAATATGAAACGAGAATTTGAGATAACGCACGCCGAACGTTTGTTGATGATGGGAAATAACGGCGGATGGCAGTTGCCGGAAAACTCAAATTTTGAATTTAGCAAAGATTATGGGATTAGGTATAAACGACATAAAAAAACAGATTACGGAGCAAAAGAAAGGGGCGACGATTAACCGTGCGATTGTACACCAACAGCGCATTAAGTTTCACGCCGAAACCTTTGTTGCGCCGTATATCAGTCAACCGTTAACGGATTTTCTGAATTTCGTTTCAAACCTTATACCCGACGATAAGTTTAAAATTTTCAAAACTCTTTTCCGTTACCCCGTTAAGACCAACGAGGTAACGGGAATTTGCTTTGATAAGTTGAGCCGAATTTTTGACGGTCGTAACCCGGCGTTCAATTATCAGTTTATGGAGAGCGGACAAAGGGACGATTGGGAGTATTATAGACAGAACGTTTTAAGGGAGCCGGAAATTTGGAGTTCTAAAGGGTGGGAATATTTCAAAACCGAAATTAACAGCGTTCTAATTGTGGATTTGCCAACGGAGCAAGACGCCGCCGATAAATACCCCCGTCCGTATTTCTATTGGTTGCCAATTGAGCAGGTAATAACGTTTGATGCAGACCCGGTAACGGGCGTTATGCGATGGATAATTTTCAAGCAGGACGACAAACGTATTGCAGTAATTGACGATGAGAGATACCGGGTATTTACGGAGAAAGACGGGAATATTGGCGATTTGCTGATTGACAGCCCCCACGATTTAGGTTATACCCCCGCCCGTTTCTTTTGGAATGAGGCAATAAGTTTGAGGGAACCCGATGTTAAGGCGTCGCCATTGACCGAGCAGTTGGAAAGCATGGATTGGTATCTGTTTTATCATATATCAAAACGGCATTTGGATATGTACGGTTCATATCCTATTTATTCCGGCTATGAACAAAGTTGCGATTTCAGCAACGCAGAAAATGGCGATTATTGCGACGGCGGGTTTTTGAAAGACAAACAAGGACGTTACAAGTTAGACCAAGCCGGGATATTAGAGCGTTGCCCGAAATGTGGCGACAAACGAATTGCCGGGGTTGGTTCTTTTGTTGAAATACCCGTTCCCGATGGCGACAAACAACCGGATTTGCGCAACCCGGTTCAGATGTTGACCGTTGACCGTAATAGTTTGGATTATAATGTTGCCGAGGAAGAGCGATTGCGCAACAATATTATCACGTCTATTGTCGGAACGAATGAGGAAATAACAACACGGGACGCATTGAACGAACAACAGATAAAAGCAAATTTTGAGAGCCAAAGCACAATTTTAAACCGGGTAAAGAAAGGATTTGAGGCGGCGCAACAATTCGTTGATGAAACGGTTTGCCGATTGAGGTACGGCAATTTGTTTGTTTCTGCAAAAATCAATTTAGGCACGGAATTTTATATTTACGATGCAATGGAGTTGCGGGAACGTTACAAGTTAGCAAAGGAAACCGGAGCAAGTGAGGCAGAATTGGACGCAATGCAAAACCAAATTATCGAAACGGAGTACCGGAACGACTCGACCCAATTACAACGTATGTTAGTGTTGGCAGAATTGGAGCCGTACCGACATTTAACCCGTGCCGAGGTATTAAATTTATATGGGCAACAGATAATTAGCGAACCGGAATTGCGTGTAAAACTGAATTTTGCTAATTTTGTTCGCAGATTTGAGCGAGAAAATACAAATATTTTGGAATTTGGAACGCAAATACCATTTTCCGAGAAAATAAAAGTAATAACTAATAAATTTTACGAGTATGCAAATGAAAAAAACGTTTAACAACGAAGTTTGGCAGGACGTACAAGGATTTGAAAGCATATATCAAGTTAGCACAATGGGGCGTGTCCGTAGTCTAAAGAAAGGGATAATTAAAATATTAACCCCGTGTATTAATAATATGGGCTATTTGATTTTAACCTTTTACGCAAATGGCAAACAAAAAACATTTCATGTGCATAAATTAGTGGCTAATACATTTATTCCCCGAATAGAGGGAAAAACATACATTGACCACATAAATGGCGTAAAGACAGATAATAGAGTTGATAATTTGCGTTGGTGTACTGCAAAAGAAAATGCAAACTTTGAATTGTCTATTGAAAACAGAAAAAAGGCAATGCGTAAAGTATGCGGAAAATCAGTAAATCAATATGATTTGGATGGTAATTTTATAGCTACATATGCAACATTGAAAGATGCGGAAAATATAACAGGAATTTATTACCAAAACATTCGTGCGTGTTGTATAGGAAAATATAAAAGAGCCGGGAAATATACTTGGAAGTTTAATAATTAAAGAACAAAATTATGAGAGTAAAAGCAGAAACAGAGGGTAAAACAAAAGACGTCAATATTTTAGACGTTACCCCGGAAAATTTTATTGTACCAAAGGGCGAGGAAGATTGTTATCATTGCCGAATTGAGGTTAAGAAATTCAACCAAGACACGGGCGAAAGAATTTCAAAACCACGTATGCAGGTTTTCGGCAAAAAGTTCTTTGAATCTTTTGGGTTGCACAATTTGAGAAAGCAGGGTTTTACCGTTGATGTAATGCACGACCCGAACAAATGGTTGCAGGAAAACGAGGCTAAATTGGAGGCAGAAAAACAGAAGAAAGCCGAAGCCGGTGCAAAAGCCAAAGCAGAGGCAGCAGAGGCAGAGAAAAAAGCAATGAAAGAAGCTATGAAAGCCGAAATTCTTGCAGAACTGAAAGCCGAGGGATTGTTAGCAACGGCGGCAAAGCTGGGAAGAAAATCAAAGGAAACACCGGAGGCAAAGCAGGATGCGCCGGAAACAAACGAATAAGTTAAACCAAAAAATTATAAAGATATGGCACAGATTGCACAGCAGGACAATTTGATTGTTACAAGTACGAAACCAATTGCGACGATAGACGAAGCCGCAAAAAAGAAATTGAAAGAATGTATTGAAGCCGGAACAATTTACGATGTTATTGTAGTAACACCGGAAACGGCAAAAGTAACAAACAAATCAAAGGTATTGGCATGGTCGAAAGACGTAACAACACCGCAGGCACCAACATATAAGGTTGCGTTGGTAGATTGCAATACCGGAGCGTTGAGCGTATTTAGTTTGAGTTAATAATAAAAGGGTAATATTATGGCATTAACAAGAGAAATTTTGGTAGCGAATGCGGCTTTGTCCGGTTTGACTGACGAACAGATTAACGCAATTACAACGTTATCACAGAATGACGAAAATAGTGTAATAGCAAAGAAAACCGGGGAAATTTACGGCAATTTGGATGTGGATATTTTGGCAGCGTCCGGAGTTGAGAAAAACGGAGCTGAAAAAACATACGATTACGCAAAACGTGTGTTGGGAGATTTTAAGACAAAAGCGGAAAGCGTTACCGGGTTGGAATCACAGATTGCAACATTGACAAAAGAGAAAACCCGTTTGGAAAAAGTAATTGCCGACGGTGGAGCAGATGCAGAAACCGCAAAGCAATTAAAGCAGGCAAAAGCAGATTTGGCAAACGTTACAACTCAATATACAGAGTTGAACAAAAAGTTTGAGGCAGAAAAAGAAAACCACGCCAAAGAGTTGTTCGGCATTAAGATAGACAACGAATTGCAAACAGCGTCCGCAGGGCTTAAATTTAAGGCAGGTTTGCCGGAAAGTGTAACAAAGGTTATTTTGCAGCAGGCTAACGATAAAATCAAGGGAATGAACCCGGAATATATCGACGATGGCAAAGGCGGCAAAATTTTGGCGTTTAAGGACGAAACCGGGGCGATTATGAGAAACCCGAACAATCAGTTAAACCCATTTACGCCGGGCGAGTTGTTAACCCGTGAATTGGACGCAATGGGAATAATTGACAAAGGACGCCAACAGCCGGGAGGCGGAACAATCCCGCCGGGAGGTAGAGGCGCAGGCGGTAGCGTAGTAATTGACGTTGCAGGATGCAAAACACGTGTTGAAGCATACGACGCAATTAGTAACAATCTGATGGCGCAGGGAATGACCGCAGGTTCCAAAGAGTTTGAGGATGCAATGGCGCAAGCATGGAAAGACAACAATATTGCAGCATTGCCGGAGAGATAAAACAACCACGGGTAAAGGGTAAACCCGCATTAATAACAATTTAAAATAAAACATTATGAGTTTAATTGCAACAAGATTACAGAATTGGCGAGTTCAGAACCCGGAATTTGACCGCAATATGACCCGCCCGTGTGAGTATGGCGCATTAGATTTCTTTATTGAGCAAACCAACGCCGCAAATTCCATTATTAACCCAAAGTTGAGGGAAAGGGCGTTTGCCTCAATGGGTAATACCGTGCAAATCCCGGTTATCAATTACGATGGCGATGTTACCGTTGGCAACGTCCGTTCATGTGTAATTGAGGACGACGAAAATACGTCCGCACTTTATACCGTTGTGTGGGCAACATACACAATCGGTTTTACTATGGTTCCGGCGGCTTATACGAACAATGAAATTTCGTATGAACACGACTTTTACCGTAAAATGGAAAAATATACACGTGCGTTGGCTGATGCGTTAGACAAAGGCGCAATTGCAGCGTTGGAAGCACAGAAAACGCAGGTATTGAAAGACAAATTGAATTATGACTTTTCCGGTAACGTTATCAAGGTTAAAAAGGAAATGGCAACCGAAATTTTGGGCGACATTGACCCAATTATGAGAGCCAATTGTTACCCACGTATGCCGCATATCGTTTGCAACGCCGGAATCGAAAGTTTGGTTCGCAAGTTGGCGCAGCATGGAGCGACAAACGACGTAAACAAACAGTTGGAATACGCCGGAAAGAAATTCCATTACACAAACAACGTGACAAACGAAGTAAGCCAAAATGGAACATTCTTTGCTGTTGAAGATGGTAACGTTGGCGTGTTAACCCGTGTTGACCGTGAAGCATTGCGCCGTACACGTGCCAATTTCCATGAATGGGATGTTGTACGTTTGCCGATGATTGATTTGCCAGTTGGTTCACATTACTATACTTCGGTTGGCGACCAAAGTGCAACAGTAGGAGCAGCAACAGAGGATTTGACTTGCGCCGTTAAGGAGTATTTCGGATTTAGTGTTGATGTTGCCTTTTTGGTTGCTTATAACAGTGACCCAACAAAGGTTGCAAATCCGATTATCAAAGCGCAGATTGCAGCACGTGACCAAAACGAACCTTTGGGTATGCCTGTTTATGTAACTAACGCCGCAGCATTTCCCGGCGCATAACATAAGGTAAAAGGATTATATAACCGGGGGCGGGGGAAAACCCCGCCCCTTTTTTTATTTGCATTATGTATCGAATAAAAGACATACAAGCAGCATTATTGAACGTCGTAGGTTGGGAACAATCATACAACCCGAAAACATTCATTGATGAACATTTGACACAGACCGAAAGCGGGTTGTACTTTCAAGGTGCGCACCCGCTTTTGACGTTAGACAATATGCGTTCGATAATGCCGGATGATTGGGGCTTACAATACCCGGATTGGAACGGGATAGCACAATATAAGGCAGGTAATAAAGTCAAGCATAACGGTAATTATAGTATTGCAAAAGTTGATAATACCGGGCAAGAACCAACAGAGGAAGAAACCCCATATTGGCGACCATACGATATATTTTCCGATTTTTTGGAAAGACTGACATTAAACGGAATTGCAACCGTTGTTCAGACTTTTACACAGATTAAGCAGTTGGAAAAGGAAACCCGCAATTTATTGGAAAGAAAAACGTTTTTTGATGGTTCCGGCAGAATCCGGGCTACAATTCAAAATACCCATAAATTAGTAGGATTTGAAATTGTTCCGGTTCGTAGTATGGGGGTAACAACCAAAATTGAGAAAATCGGGCTACAAATGACCGGAGCGACCGGAAAGGTAAGAATGTATTTATTTCATTCGTCGCAGATTGACCCGGTAAAAACATTCGATTTGGATTTTACCGTTACAAATGGCGGCTTTCAATGGTTTCCGTTGACCGATTGTTATTTGCCGTATATCAGCGACGCAAACAACGCCGGGGGTTCATGGTTTCTTTGCTATAATCAAGACGAATTACCCGCCGGGATGGAAGCAATAAACGTATCTAAGGATTGGAGCCGGGAGCCGTGCGGAACGTGCAACATTGGTTCCGTCGAAACATGGCGAGAAATGACAAAGTATTTGCAGGTTTCCCCGTTTAAGGTTGACGCCCCGGAAACATTCGAGCAATACCCGGAATTATGGGACGTGGCTTATACTATGTACACAAATACCCACAATTACGGGCTAAATTGCGAAATAACGGTTGGTTGCGATTTGACCGACTTTATTATTTCGCAACGGCAGATGTTCCAAACCGTTATTCAAAGGCAGGTTGCGGCAATAGGTTTGCGAACGTTAGCAATGAATCCCAACGTAAGGGTTAACCGCAATCAATCAAACGCAACCCGGATGGATATTTTATATGAGTTGGACGGCAACACGTCCGGCGTTCGCCCCGGCGGTTTAGGTTACGACCTTAAAAAGTCTTATGAGGCGTTGCAAATAGATACGCAAGGGTTAGACCGTATCTGTTTAGCCTGCAATAACCGTGGGGTAAGATACAGAACCGTGTAATTATATAATTCAAAGGGAAAGTTGTATATAATTTCATGTAAAAGTTGTATTTATGAAACGGATAACCGATTTGCGAAAAAGGGTTGCGGATTTCAACGAGGCTTTGACGTCCGGGCGGATAATACAAAACATTATATGGGACAATGAGGCATATATAGTTGATTTGAACGCCGAGGAACAATTGTTTGAACAAGGTATTAACCGTTTGGGCGTCGAAATTTCGGATTATGCACCATACAGCCCCGTAACAATCGCAATTAAAGAGGCAAAGGGACAGCCGACAAACCGGGTAACGTTACGGGATGAGGGAGATTTTGAAAGTAGTTTTTATTTAGAGGTTGGCGACAAACAATTTGAAATTAAAGCGTCTGACTTTAAAACAGAGGATTTAATAAAAAAATACGGTCGTCAAATATTGGGTTTAACCGACGAAAATATTTCTATATTGATTTGGAAATATATTTTCCCGGATTTAATGGCAGAAACAAAAAAACAAATTTATGGCAAATAAGGTAAAAGCCCCGGTTGTTGACAACCCGGAATTGTTAGACCGGATTATTGGGAACATTCAAAACGGATTGGTTGATAATTTGCCGTGGTTGGATTATGCGTTTGGCAGGGCGGAAAGACTTGTTAAAATGAACGCAAACCAAAAACGCTATTATACGCCAAACGTGTATTCCGGGAAAAACGAATATATGGAAGTTTGCCCCGATGCGGGTATTGGTAATTTCTGTTTCTTTTGGGTTGACGACCCGCAAAATATCAGTTGGGAACCCGGAGTTGATATTGGCATAAAAACGGCGTTTTCGATTATCTTTTGGTTTGATTACAGAAAGATATACAACGATGCAAGCACACGCAACAAAGAGGATTTGAAGCGGCAAATATTGGACGTTTTGAACGGCGGTTTTTTGGTGCGAAATGGAAGTTACAGAATAAACAAAGTGTACGAATTGGCGGAAAACATTTACAGGGGCTTTTCGTTGGATGAAATAGAAAACCAATTTTTAATGCACCCGTTCGGCGGATTCCGGTTTGAGGGCGAATTGAGTATTGGAGAAACATGTAAATTGTAGTATATGGAACATTTTATTTATAACATTATTGTTGTCGCATTAATAGCGGCTTTTGTGCTGACGTTATTACGAAAATGGGGCGTCATTGAATGGGTACAGACCCACGGGAACGATTTCTTTTCAAAGATGTTTAATTGCGATTTCTGTTTGTCGTGGTGGACGTGCGTTTTGATTTGTTTCTTTGCGTTGATATTTACCGGGAACCCCGTATTTTTGGGCGTTCCCTTTTGTAGTACAATGATAACACGTGTTTTGCTATGAATGAAGAATATGTAAAAATTAAGGATTACCCATATTATATTAGCAATATGGGTAATGTAAAAAATAAAACAGGTAGAATATTAAAACCTAAAATAACAAATAAGGGTTATTTGTCGGTAGCATTATACAACGCTAATGGTAAGCGGTGGTGTTATATTCATAGACTTGTAGCAATGCATTTCCTTATTAACTCTGAATTAAAGCCTAATGTTAATCATATTGATTGTAACCCGCTTAATAACAACGTTGATAATTTAGAATGGTGTACGCAATCTGAAAATATTAAATATTCAGATAGTTTAGGGCGTTGTAAAATAAGAGATTATAGATATTGTGAAAGTGGAAAAGGACATGGGAGAAGTTGTCGTATAATATGCAAAAAAGGTGATAATATACAAATATTTGAAAGTATAAATATCGCTGGTATGAAGTTGGGTATATCACACCAAAATATATGTAAATGCTTAAAAGGGGAAAGGAAAACCGCAAAAGGATATAGTTTTAGGAGGGCATAATATGAAAGAATGTATTATAAATAAACATAATGTTGTATTGTATGATAGTATAGACGAATTGCCGATGTTGCGTTTCCACAAGTATAACAAAATGCTTTTGGTTGACGCCGGGGTTGGTTCTGATTTATCGGATTTTGACCGACATATTGAAAAGGTAATACGTTATTTGAACAGCCCAACGCCAAACATGGCAACCGTTGAGTTGGAAAATATGCGCCAAAACATATATTTCATTCAATCCGAGGTTTCCCCCCGGCATTTGGCTTTTGCCGTGTTGGTTAAATCAATAAATGGTAAACCCCGAAACGATTTGTCTGATGATGGATTGCAACAAACAATCAGTCTTTTTAAAGACGTTGCAAATTCAGAGATAACCGCCCATTTGGAAGCGGTTAAAAAAAAAATAGACGATGAATTGCGTTTGTATTTTCCCCGGTTGTTCGATGATGCGACATTGAAAGAGTATTACGATAAATTGAAACAAAGAACGATTGTTGTATTACGCACAATAATAGACGGTCGGGCAACCGAGGCGGACGCAAAAGAGATTGACGACATTACGGCGGAGTTGATAACCTATTTCAACCCGCAGACGTTTACCGGGTCGGAAAGCGTGGAAATTAGGCATGACAGACAATTTGAAAATATGTGTTTGATATTGTCCCAAAATTTGCATGTTGACCCAAAGAAATTTACCGTTTTGGAATATTACAACGCATTTGAGTATATCAAGGAACAAGCCAAAAAAGCAAACAAGCAAAAAAAGGTAAAATAAGGCGATTTCCGGCGTTTTTATTTTTAGGCGATAAATTCACGTTTGAGAAAAGAAAATGCAACAGACGGGGAATTTCCCGTAAATAACTTAACAATCGGCGTATGGCAGATAATAACAACCCAATCAAATATTCGGATTTAATAAGCCCGGATAATTCGATTACAGATTTGATAAAACAATTGGATGAACTTTCGGACACCTATACAAATGCGCTGAAAAATATCAAAGCCGAGGCAATACAATTGGCGGAGATTCTGAAAAAGGTTTCCGGCGCAACGGAGGACGGGCGAAAGACAACCAAAAAAGCCGCAGACGATGCGGAACGTTTGGCACGTGCGCAACGTGATTTGGCGTTTGCAGAAAGCGAGAACGCCAAAAAGTTAGCCGAGTTAAAATTGGCACAGCAGGAAGCGAACCAAATTAATAAACTGATTGTGAAAATAAATCAATCTGCCGAGGGTAGTTATAACCGTTTATCGGCGCAATATTCATTGAATAAGATTTATTTAAACAACATGACTAAAGCCGAACGGGAAAACACCGAGGAGGGGCGAAAATTGGTTGCGCAGACCAAAGAAATATACGAAGAAATGAAACGTTTGCAGGAAGCAACCGGGAAATTTCAATTGAACGTCGGAAATTATACGGAGGCATCCGACGCAATTATTGCGTATGGCGACAAACTAAAAGAAACGTTAGGTTTAAATAGCGCATTTGGCGAAAGTCTTTTAGCGTTAGGACGTGGCGGGGCTGAAAGTAAAGCAGTTTTTACAGCTATTGGCGACGGGGCAAAAGCATTGGGAAAAACTTTGTTGGGATTACTTTCAAACCCGGTATTTTTGGCGATTGCCGGAATTGCGGCGGCGGGTGCGGCGTTCAAATGGTGGTACGATTATAACGCCGGGTTAGTTGAGGCAACGAGATTGACGCAACAATTTACCGGGAAAAGTGGCGATGATTTGAAAGCGTTTAGAAATGAGGTGCAAGCCGTCGCCGATTCATTCAACGCAGATTTCCGGGAAACATTGATTGCAACAAACGCATTATCAAAACAATTTGGTATTTCTGCAAATGAGGCATTGCAATTGGTTAAGGATGGGTTTTTAGCCGGAGGCGATGCGAACGGGGAATTTTTAGACACGTTGAAAGAATACCCGGCATATTTCAAAGAGGCGGGAATATCAGCAGACCAATTTGTTGCAATTGTTACCCAAACAAACAAAATGGGTATCTTTTCAGACAAAGGCGTTGACGCAATTAAGGAGGCAAATTTGCGTTTGCGTGAAATGACGACGGCGACGGCGGCGGCTTTGGACGGTATCGGTATTTCGTCGGAACAAGTTCAAAAAGATTTGCAGACCGGAACCAAAACAACGTTCGATGTTATACAAGACGTTTCCGCAAAATTGGCAGAATTGCCGGATAATGCGGCAACGGTCGGGGCTGCAATTGCAGATATATTCGGGGGGCCCGGAGAGGACGCCGGATTGCAGTATTTGCGCACGTTGAAAGATATTTCAACAAACATGGATGAAGTAAAAGGGAAAGCCGGAGTTTTGGCGCAATTGCAGGAGGAACAATTGCAAAGCCAAATTGAGTTGCAAAACGCATTATCCGGGTTGTTTGACGCAACCGGAGGGAATTTTGAAACGTTGACAACGCAGGCAAAAGTTTTTGTTAACCAAGGATTGACGGCGATAATAAAAGGGGTTATTGATGTTGTCAATTACTTGATTGAGTTATACAATGAAAGTGTTTTAATACGTGCAATTTGGAATGGGATTGTTGCCGGATTCAAAACAACATTTGATACGTTGGGAAATTTGTTTGGATTCTTTATTGATATAGTCAAAGCAACCGGAACCGCATTAAAGGGAGCGTTTACGTTGGATTTTGACGACGTAAAAAAAGGATTGGCAGATTATGCAGCAGCGTACGGGAATTTAGTTAAAGCCCAAGTTAAAGACATAACAGAAAATTTCCAAGAGGGTTTAGAGGGTATGCAGAAGAAAATAAAACCGTTAACAATCCCGGTTTCTGTTGGAGATACCCCGACGCCACAAACAGAAAATAAGCCCGTAACGACACAGAACCCAACCGTAACGCCAAGGGGTAAAAGCGATGCGGAAAAGGCAGCAGAACAGCAAGCAAAACAAATTGAGGCGGCATACAAAAAGAATTTGGAAGCAACCCGAAAATTGCAGGATGCACAATTGCAGTTGGAAACCGACGAATGGGCAAAGCGTCGCCAACAAACGCAATATCAGTATTCCCGCCAAATTGAGGATTTACAACACCAATTGCAGACCGAAAAGGATTTGAACGAAACCGGACGCCAAGCGATAAACGCCACAATTACGGCGTTGGAACAGCAACAAACCGAGGCATTATTGAAAATCGAACAAGACCGACAATTGCAGGAATTGGCGTTGCAGAAAGAAAGCATTGAATTACGTTTGCAAGCAGTCAAAAAGGGAAGCGAGCAGGAAAGACAATTGCGGATGCAGTTGTTGGAAAACGAAAGACAAACCGCATTATTACAGAACCAACAGAAACCGACCGGGCAACAGCAAGACGCCGGGGCGATTAATGCAAGTTTTGACGCAAAGGGAGCCGGAATTGAGGACGAATATTTGCAAGCGCAATTACAGATATTCGACCAACAACAAGCGTTGGCACAATCGGAGTTTGATTTGTTGAGAAATTCAGAAGCCCGGAAAACTCAATTCCGTTTGCAAGCAGAAAAGGAACGTTTGCAAAAGGTTTTAGAATTAAATCAGCAAGCCGCCAATAAATTGTCTGATGTTGAGGTACAAACAATTCAAAACACTATTAAAAAAATAGACCAAGAAATTGAGCAATCCAAAGGGGAGGAACGAGGAACAGACATTTACGGTTTGTTTGGGCTTAATTTGGACGACGACCAAAAAGAGGCAATTAATACGTCTATGCAATACGCATTGGATGCGTTAAATACATTCACGGCGGCACGTGTTGCCGCAGCAGATGCAGCCGTTGAGCAAGCGGATAAAGAGGTTTCCGCCGCACAATCGGCGTTGGATGCAGAATTGGAAGCAAGGGCAAACGGGTACGCCAATAATGTTGTACAAGCGCAAAAGGAGTTGGATTTGGCAAAGAAAAACCAAGAAAAAGCGTTGAAAGAACAACAGAAAGCGCAAAAACAGCAGGCAGCAATACAAACATTGCAGCAAATCGGAAACATGGTAACAGCAACGGCGTTGATATGGTCGCAATTAGGTTTCCCGTTTGCAATACCTGCAATTGCCGTAATGTGGGCGAGTTTTGCAGCGTCTAAAATCAAGGCGGCGCAATTGGCAAAACAGACCGGAGGAACCGGAGGAACGGAAACATACGGCGACGGTACCGTTGAACTTTTGGAGGGCGGTTCACACCAAAGCGGAAATGATATTGATTTAGGAACGAAACCGGACGGAACCCGCCGACGTGCCGAGGGAGGCGAATTTTTCGCCGTGATAAATAAACGAAGTTCACGCCGTTTCAGAAAGATAATACCGGACGTTATCAATTCGCTAAACAATGGTACATTTGCACACAAGTATTTAAAATCCTATTCAGACGGCGACGGTTTGACGTTAAACGTTACCGGACAAAGCCCGGATTTACGCAATTTGTCGGATGATGTAAGGGAAATTAAGGAACAGAACCGACGACGGGTTTACGTGGATGGCGACGGAAATACGATTGAAAGTTACAAGAATTTGAAACGTAAAATAAAAAGACTATGACACCAAAATATAGATTCTTTTTGCAGATAGGGGAGGACGGAACCAAACAAACCGTCTGCCCCAATTATAAGGATGATTTAACGTTGGATTATGAGTTGGAAACAAATCAAAGGTTTTACCGGGCTAAATTGTCCGGTAAAATAAACTTTGTCCGTGCTGATTACGATATTATCAATAACGCCCCGTTTGATTCTGAATTTTTCCTATATATCGAAAAAAGCGATGATTGGGGACAAACATACAATCAATACTATAAAGCAAAGTTTATGAAAACGGATTGTACGTTTAATGATGATGATAAATTGGTTACGGTACAGCCGGAAACAATAGACCAATACAACGACGTTTTGGCAGGATTGGAAAAGGAATACAATTTAATTGAGTTGGCCCCACAAATCGAATTTCTTACAATAAGAAAACGCCCATTGATACAAATATACGTTCCCGGAGATAGTATTGTTTCGTGCTTTTTGGGCGGCACGAATTGGGAACAAGACGCAAACGCCACGACTGACCAAAACGCATTAATACAAACCTATCATTTTGCACTATGTAATATTTTGAAAGAAATACAAATTACGTCGCACGGTTCCCCGGAGGTAATATCCGGGCTTTATGTTGGGCGGATGTCGACGGGTGTAAGTCCTGATGAATTTATGGGAGATTTATACCCGGAATTAAATGTAAATTATTATATCCATATTGCACAAAAACTAGTTGCGGGTGGGCTACCTATTGGGCTAGCAGGTGTTGAGATACGCCGCCGTTCTGATGATGTGGCAATGTTCCGGTTTACAAAGATAACGCAAGAACCTTTTGATACGTTGGAATTTGATTTAACCGCCGTTGAGGGTTCCGGAGCAACGGGTACGATGCACGCCGATATGAAAAGTTATAATATATACGCCCGATATTTGGTTGATGTTGATAAAATAGACGATTTAGATACATACCCGTTGCCGTCCGATGATATTGTAGATAATAATAGAAATTACCGCCGGGCAATTGGTTACGCAATCGACGTGGCATTTATATCTAAAAATTTTTCAGATACGCCGACCGAGTGGGGATTAGCCAACAGTGGAAAGTATTTTGCGCCGCCTTATTCCATATATGGACAAACGTTTTATCCAATCGCCCGGTCAACGTGGCGTTATGCGTCGTTATGGTTTGGGTTTTATCTGATGGATTGGATATTAGAGGAAAAAGCCCGAAAAGCATATACTTTGCGTGATGCGTTTACATTGTCGTCATGTATCAATGTGCTATTAAAAGAATTTGCGCCCGGAATAACGCATGAAGCGACGCCGGAATACAGCCAATTTCTTTATAACACAAACAATCCTATTTCCGGGCAGTCATTTAAGTTGCTAATAAGTCAGAAAAGTAATATCATTAATGGCGAATATAAAACCCCGGCGCAAAAAGCCCCGATTACATTACAACAGATTATGACGATGTTACGGGATATTTACAAATGTTATTGGTATATTGAGGACGGAAAATTTAAAATTGAACAGGTAAGTTGGTTTAGAAATGGCGGTTCGTATGGATATAACCCGATTATTGATTATGATTTAACACAATTAGAAAACGTTAGGAACGGCAAAAAATTAGCTTTTGCAACGTCTGAATATTCATTTGACAAAGTAGAAATGCCGGAACGTTATCAATTTGAGTGGATGGATGATGTAACAACACCATTTGAGGGTTTACCAATAGAAATTACGTCCAAATATGTAACAGCCGGAAAGATAGAAGAAATAAATATTTCCAATTTTACGTCCGATATTGATTTGATGTTGTTAAACCCCGGTGCAATTAGTTTGGATGGATTCGCATTGTTTGCGGCGGTTATGCCGTCCGGAGGTGGACAATTGGAATTGCCGTTTACAAGACAAACCGTTGATGGCGTAGAATATTTTTTGCAAAATGGTTATTTAGCGTTTATCAATATACAACCGACATATTGGGTTTATGATATGCCCGCCCGTAACTTTAAAATAAATAATGCTCAAAGTTATGCGATGGGAGGTATAGAACGAAAGAAAAAACAAACTTTGAATTTTCCGGCAGGAACAACAGACCCAAACCCGATGCTGTTAGTTAAAACGTATATCGGTAACGGCCAAGTTGATAAACTTTCAGTAAATTTGTGTAGTCGAAACATTAAAGCAACGTTGAAATATGATACAGAATAACAATATAAGCGTTTTGCCGTGGTACACGTCAATAAATGAACAGAACCACAGAAAAAGTTACGCATACGGCGCAATATATCCGTTGTTTGCCCCGGCTAATAGATTATTACCATTTCAAATTATCAGAAATACACGTGCAAACGTCGTTACGTCTGTTTTGTTATATGATAAAAACGGAAAACAAATTGCCAACATTACAACACCTATGAAAGAAACCGGATTGCAGATTGTCCGTTTTCAATCTTTGGGATATGATGTAATTATATACCCTGCAATATTACCAATTCAATTAAATCAGTTAGACGGAATTTATTATATGAGGTTATCCGACGGGGTTCAAACGTGGTATTCAGAAATGTTTACCGTTGTACAAGATGTTTCCGGGTACCTTAAAATTGAATGGTGGGACATGGAAAATTTAGTTTTCGACGCCGGGCAAATAGTATATAAAAACCCGGATTTCAAAAATACGTTGTACCTTTGTACAGAGTTGGGAAAACCGGATTATGAATTTGAAGAGGACGGCGAAGAACGGGACGGGTATTTTTTTCCGGAAAAACAAATATCAGTTAAAACGTTTAAATGTACGATATTGGCACCGGAGTTCCTTTGCGACGTTATGCGTTTTATCCGTATGGCTGATTATATTCACATAACGGATAAATACGGCAGGGAATACGATTGCGACACGTTTCTAATTACACCAAAATGGCAAACGCAGGGAGATTTGGCGAGCGTGGAAATTGAGTTTAAAACAAATACCGTAGTAAAGAAAATAGGACGTGGCTATATTATAAGCAATAAAGGAGATTTTAACGACGATTTCAATAATGATTTCAACAACAATTAAATTAATTAGATTATGGGAAATTACGAAGAATTAAAACAAGCGATTTCCAACGTTATAAAAACGAATGGAAACCAAGAAATTACCGGACAGATAATGCAAAACGCATTATTGACTATAATTTCAACAATAGGAGATAATGCAACCTTTGCAGGAATAGCAACACCGAATACAAACCCGGGGACACCCGACCAAAATGTTTTTTGGATTGCAACTAAAAATGGAGAATATGTAAACTTTGATGCGCAGGTAATATATAATGAACCGTCTTTATTTGTAAATGAAAATGGTTCATGGGTAAAAAAAAGTTTGGGAATACCCAATAATATGGTTAACTATATATCGGGAAGCGAAAAATTTTTTACAGATAGTAGGTTTGTCAATGCGGCTATAAATAAAGCTATTATTCAAAGCGATATATCAACAATAAAGGTAAATTATGGAACGCAAAATGATGTTTTATTTACAATAAATGGTACAAAAAGCTTTTATTATAAAGATAATATTCCGAACCATTTTACCGTATCAATAAATGGAGGTTTAAATAGTTTGATATTTATAAATAAATACTTTGTTAATAATATAATATCAAACAATCAAGGTAAAGTTAATATAGAAGAAGAAGGAAATGTTTTACCAAATTTAGATAATGGAGAATTGTTTGTTTTTGAAGAAACAAATAGTATGGTTTCCTCAAATAAGGCTATAAACAACATAATTAAAAAAATGTATGTATCAGATAATAGCGTTAATAATATAGAGGTAATATTAGGCACGAAAAACGATATAAATTTCTTGTTAAAGAGTGATAACACACTAAAAAAAGAATTTTATATTTCTAAATTCAATGATGTTGATAATATTGTTGCTAATTCTTATAATGATGAATTTTATATAATAGAATTAGATAAAGAATATATAAATTATTTGTATGATGGTATAACAATGAGGTTTTACGGAACATTAAACGAAAATGTATATAATGATAAACAATTTGAAGAAACACTTTTATATTATTGGGGAGGTGATTTTTCTATTGATTCCGGAGTTGGAGGAGATATATACGCAAATGAAAACTATTTTCGTGCAAATGTTCTTATAGAAGATATTACATTCAATTTAAAAGAAGATGGATTGATTGATATTTATCTAATAAACAAAGATAGAAGTAATGCAAAACTTTTTTTCTCAATAGACGGTAAAAAAGGAATAGGTAAATATGAAGTTGGAAAGATTATACCTAAAAATTGCACATTAGGTTTTTTAGGTAATATATTGACAGCCTCTCCTAATAAATACAGGTATAAACTTGTAACGTATAGAAAGGACTTAACATTTAAAGACGTTGCATCTGAGAGTTATGTTTCAATTAATGTTGAAATGAGTTATAGATATATTATTAAAGATGAAAATAAAGATTTATTTAGTGATGTAACATTTTCAGTTCTTTCTGATAGTATAGGTACATTTGGAGAAGAATATTCCTATTCAAATCCATATTATCCAAAATTTGATATAAATAACTTTTATCAAACATGGTGGGGTAGACTAATATCTGACGGAATGAAAATATTAAAAAATCAATCTGTATCTCAATCTACGGTCACAAATGTATCACAAGAAGAATATAAATATAGATGGATTGGATATTCGGAAAGAATAGAAAATTTAGGTGATTTGGAAGGAAATAAACCGGACATAATATTTGTTCCAATAGGAGTTAACGATATGTTTGGAACTACATTAGGAGAATTTGATTATTCAAAAAAAATTGAGCAAATGGATGAATTGGATACATATCAATTCAAACAAGCGTATCAGTATATTGTTTATAAATTGCTAACATTATATCCTAATAGTAAAATATTTCTTTGCACACCATTTAAACCGGGTAATACAACATGGGGATTCCCGGAATATAATTCAGGTAAAAATCTATATTTTAAAGAATTGTTAAATGCTATAAGAGAGCTTTCTGATTCATTAGGGGTTGGATTAATTGATTTTTATAAGGAAACAAAAATCAATTATATAACTATGAAAGATTTAACATATAAAGACCCGATACACCCCGGAAGAATTGGACATTATTTGTATTATAAGATAGCAAAAAATAATTTAATAAACTATTTGCGAGGATAATATGGAAAGAATTATGAATTGGGAACAATGGCGTATTATAGCCGTTTCAACGGTTAGCCCGTTATTTGGTTATTTAACCCCGACAAAGGGTTTTGTTTATGCGTTAGTAGTAATGTTTGCGTTCAATATTTGGGCGGGTATGAGGGCGGACGGCGTGGCGATTGTGCGATGCAAAAACTTTTCGTTCCGTAAGTTCAAAAACGCATTGTGCGAATTTCTGTTGTATCTGTTTATCGCGGAGGCGATTTTTGTAATAATGAAAAATTGCGGCGATGAAAATGCGGCGGTTATCGTGGTAAAATCACTAACATACGTGTTTATGTATGTGTATTTGCAAAATGCGTTCCGCAATCTGATTATTGCGTACCCCCGGAATTTGGCATTACGTATTATTTACCATGTTATCCGGTTGGAATTTACACGGGCGTTGCCGTCGCATTTGCAACCGATAATTGACAGATTGGAAAAAGAATTTGGGGACGACCCCGACAAAAACAATAAAAAGAAAGGAGAAAACGAAAATGAGTAAATAAATAATTATATTTGCAACGGGGATAGGTCGGAGTAGCTACCGGCCGAAAGGGCAAGCCAACAGCCCGTCCCCGTTTCTTATTTGTTGGCAGTTCTTAAAAGTTGGCAATTATGGAAAATGAGATTTGGAAAGATGTTCCCGGATATGATGGGTATTATCAAGTTAGTAATTATGGGCATGTTAAATCATTGAGCAGACAAATAGTTGTAAGAGGAAATACACGTTTATTGCATAATGATAGATTTATAAAAATAAGCAAATATAATAACGGATATTGCTTTGTAACATTATCTAAAAATGGGAAAAATGAACAAATATTACTGCATAGATTGGTAATGAAAACATTTGTTGGTAATTCTAAATTGGAAGTAAATCATAAAGACGGGAATAAAGAAAATAACAACATTAATAATTTGGAATATGTAACCCATAGCGAAAACCAATTTCATTCTTTCAGAGTTCTAAAAAGGAATCCGGTTAAAGCATGGTTAGGAAAGAGAGGGGAAAAACATAATAAATCAATAGGAGTAATTGCGTATAATACAATTACAAATGAAAAAAAAAGATATGGTTCCATGAGAATAGCAGAAGAAAAAACAAGTATAAGCAGGGTTACAATAAGAAAATATATAAATAAAAACAAACCATATAAAAACATTTTATTCTATGAATCAAAAAACAATAATTCTTGAAAACGGGCATGGTTCGCAGACCCCCGGAAAACGTTCCCCCATTTGGGGCGACGGTTCCCAATTGTTAGAATGGGAGTTTAACCGTGATATTGTACGCCGTATTGCGGCGATGTTGAAAGCGGAGGGAATAAAGTTTGAAATTTTGGTACCGGAGGACAACGACGTATCATTACCGGAACGTTGCCGACGTGCAAACGTTATCCATGCAGATTGCGGCAACAACGCCGTTTTGTTTAGCGTTCACGGGAACGCCGGAGGCGGCACCGGGTGGGAATGTTATACAAGCGTAGGACAAACGAAAGCGGATGCAATCGCAACCGTTCTTTGTAAGGAGGCGGAAAAAGAGTTTGCCCCGGATGGTTGGAAAATGCGTTTTGATTATGTGGACGGCGACCCGGACAAAGAAAGCCAATTTTATATTCTGAAACATACTGTTTGCCCGGCGGTATTATCTGAAAATTTCTTTTTTGATAATGAAAAGGATTGCCGTTTTATGATGAGCGACGACGGAAAAGAAAGGATTGCAAAGGTACATTTTGAAGCAATAAAGAAAATTGTATGAAAAAGTATTTGATTTGGGCGGCAATTGCGATGGTAGTTGCCGCCGTTGCAACAATATGGGTGCAACGAACGAAAATTGAAAAATTGACGGACGAACGGAACAGATACCGGGGGAATACAGAAACATTGTTGCAGGACGTCGAAACGTACAAAACAAAGGATAGTTTGAACGCCGCCAAAGTTGGAGTTTTGGAACTGAAATTGTCAGAGTTTGAAAAATACCGGGCGAGCGATGCGGAGTTGATAAAGACGTTGCAGACAAAGAACCGGGAGTTGGAAGCCGTTACAACGGCACAAATGGAAACAATAACCAAATTGCGGGGAACCGTCCGGGACAGCATTGTATATTTGCCCGGCGATACGGTTACGACCGTTGTACGTTGTATTGAGTATTCCGACAAATGGGTTGACTTTGACGGATGTATTATAAATAATACTTTTTCGGGCAAAATTATAACACGGGATAGCCTTTTAATAACGGAAACTGTGCAATATAAGCGTTGGTTAGGTTTTTTATGGAAAACAAAACGGATAAAAAATCGTGAATTTGACATTGTTTCAAAAAATCCACATACAAAAATTACCGGATTTGAGGTTATAACAATCGAAAAATAACTATATTTGCGGCAAACGGGGATAGTTCGGAGTAGCTACCGGATGAAAAAAGATGCAACCACTTTTCCCCGTTTCCCTTTTTTGGTTGCTTACTTAAATGGTTGTATAATGGAAATTTGGAAAGATGTACCCGGATATATAGGGTTGTATAAAGTGAGTAATTATGGGCGTATAAAATCCGTTAAGAAACAATTAGTTTTGAAAACATGTGGTTCCGGGAATAGATATAAAACCGTTGCTTTATGTAATGGGATGCGCAAAACGTTTCGAGTACATAGATTAGTTGCGGCGGCTTTCATTCCGAACCCGGACAACAAACCATGTATCGACCATATCGACGGCGACCGAGCCAATAACCATGCGGACAATTTGCGTTGGGTTACATATTTGGAAAACAATAATAATCCTATTACGAAAAAGCGATTGAGCGAAAATAACGCAAAAAATATGCAAGGTAAAGAGGGCGTATTGCATCCAAATTCAAAACCTGTTAGAATGATGAAAAACGGGGTTTGTCTTAAAATATACCAATCTATACATTTAGCCAAAAAGGACGGGTTTAACGATACACTAATAATCCGATGTTGTAAAGGGCGTATGAAAAAACATAAGGGTTATAATTGGGAATACATATAATAGGCGTAACAAGGGATTGTAACCAAGCGTTGCAACCCCGTTTTTGTTTTTGCCCGTTTTTAGCCCCGTATTTCGATTATTTTGTTTGAATGGATAAAGTACCCACCCCGGCAAATAAAGTGGCTTAAAATGAAAATTCGCCAAAAATAACTTTGCGGGGAGCCAAAAGAACCGTTTTTTGTCCGCAAATCGAAAATAAAAGAAAATTCTTTTGGTAGTTAAAATAAAATGCCATATCTTTGTGCCATGTTAATAAAACGACCGGGCGGGTTCCCGGAATAAATTCAAATGAATATGGAAAAGAAAAGAACTATTGCAACAGGCATTGCAGAATTAGATGATTTAGACATCGAGATAAAAAACGAATTGTTGGAACAGCGCAAAGAACTTTGTTCAAAATGGAAACAAAACAGCGCATACGACATTTGTTTTACTAATACAGACGGAACACGTTATTTCAAAGCAAAGCGGGTTGTTTTATCATGGAATGACGACAAAGGTCATTATATGCCATTCGGGGGCGGTACATATTGGCAAATAAGATATGGTAAAATAAAATGGGCAACCGAGAAAAATCCCATTGGCGGTACGGTTTATGTATGGGTTCAATCACGGGAAACGTTTTCAAAATCTGCAAATGGTACGGTTATACCAAATGAAGTAAAGACAAAGAAAGAAGTTTTGGAAATAGCAAAGCAAATCGGAAAGTTAGTAATGTAAGACAGCCGGGGAAATAACCCCGGCAAAATTATAAATCATGGAAATAAAATTGACGTGATGGAAAGCATAATAATAAAAGAAATTGAAATGATGTTGGAATTACCTATGCACGAAAGACAAAAAGCGTATTTTGTAGACTTGTTTAATGCTGCAAAGCCCGTTAAAATTGTTCCGGCGGCTGATGTATTGGAGGATTACGAATTGGAATATATACAGCATGTAATTAAGCCGCGGCCTAAACAATGTTATCGAAATTCCCATTTACTTTGCGAGGCGTTCCCGGAACGGATTCTTTATTGTGAGGGAAAAACAAACGTCCCAATACCGATTGACCATGCGTTTAACAAGGTCGGCGACGCATATATTGACATAACATTTGAATTTGCGTTGCATGAAAACCTGTCAATATATGAGTACGTAACATTTGGCGAGTACGACGCAAAGACCATACGAAAAGCAGTATTGGAAACCGGATATTACGGCGGAATTTACAAATGGTTGTATTATCAGAGTAAGAAATAAAAAGACCCCGGCGTCATAAATCAATATGCACCGGGGGAATTTTACGCAGTAACCGAGAGCGATATTTGGTTGATGCGGTATTGCAAAGGTAGGTTAAAAATCGGATATTCTACGCACCCGGCAAAAATAATTTCACGAAACAAAGATTATATTTTTGGAAAATAGATAAATGAAATACTATTGCATTTGCAAAACCAAAAATAATATCTATATTTGCAGAATAAAATTAGTAGTATGGAAATTTGGAAAGAAATAAAAGACTATGAGGGGTTATATGAAGTAAGCAATTACGGGCGTATAAAGTCATTAGATAGCAATATAATTTTGACGCCTTGTAAACCCGCAACGTCCGGTTTATGTGTTACTTTATCAAAAAACAGAGTAAATACGAAGTTTCAAGTTAGCCGATTAGTTGCGGCGGCTTTCATCCCGAACCCGGAAAACAAACCATACGTTGACCATATCGACGGGGTTAAGTATCATAATTTTGCAGACAATTTACGTTGGTGTACGCAAAAGGAAAATATGAACTATAAACCCGCAAGGCGAAATAAAATTAAATATAATTGCCAAATAGTCGGATATGGAGCGGACGGGAAAGAATGTATTCGTTTTGATAATTATATAGATGCGGAAAAGCGGGGTATGTACAGACATTTGATAAAAAAGAGTGTCGATACCGGGAAACCATATAAGGGAATTTTGTATAAAGAAGAAAAATAAAACCTACCGGGGGGAATACCCGGCAAAGATATGAGAGTAAAAGAAAGCAAAGAATTAAACGAGTTGGCGACCCTTTCCGGGAAACCCGCCAAACAGGTATCCGACATTATCGTTTCGGAATTACTCAACAACAAAATCATTGAGGACATACCCGACAATTGGGGTTGTTCTGTTTTCGACGCAATCAGCGAGGAAATAACCGAGGAACAAACCGCCCAATGTTATACGTCCATATCTGTGGCGTTGGGCGTGTATGTAAAAAAGGTTTTCGCCATTATCCCGGATTTGGATTTGGTCGGAAAAGGAGATTGCCCGGTATGTGGCGGAGAAATGGAAGTTACCGACGCCGATTATAAATGTTGCGGCGGCGATGGGTATTTAACCCCGTATGAATACGAACCGATATTTGAGGAAAAAACCTGCAAACATTGCGGACACGTAGAATAATAACCATAAAAATAAACAATATGAAATTAAGAGTAAATGAAGCAATCGCCCGTTCCGAGGCGAACGGAAAAAAGGTATTGAAAAAGGATATTGCAGCCCGTTTATTTGAGGGCGCAAGCGAAAGCGCACAGCAGGTAAATATGACAAATCTTTGCAACGGGACAACCAAAAGGATTGTTCCGGAATGGGTAGTAATAATTTGCGAAATGTGCGGTTGTTCCGCCGATTATCTGTTTGGAATGGAGGATTAAAACCATGAAAAAGAAGTTTATCGAAAAAATGGAAAAGATGGTTGATGTTTTCTTTTCCGATGCGTGGCAAGCAAAGGTTTTTGCAATGATATTTAGCATTTTCGGAGTAATATGTTTTATTGCCGGATTTTGGAATTATATCCATTTTTTGTTTTCTGCAATGTGTGGATTAATGGTTTATGTATTGTTTAACGAATTAAAGAGCAAATAACATGAGAGCGAAAAAGAAACAGCCGGAAAACCCGGAAAAAAGTATTGCAAACACAATGGGTAACGCAGTAAATGCGGTTAAGAAGTTGGCGGAAGCAATGGGACAATTGCCCGCCGATAAATTCCCGGAAATAAACGATGAACAACAGATTGTCCCCGGATTGGATGCCGTCGAAATAGAACAGCCCGCCGGGGCTTTTGAAATTGTGCCGGGCATGACGGTTGAGGAAATGACGGCAATGTTCTTTGATGGCGCATTAATCGAACCGCCGTATAAAGTATGGCAGCTAAACAGCAAAGGACACCGATATTATTACAAGTTTGACGACAACGGAACCCCGGAATTTTATCCGTCAGTTACAACCATATTATCGCAGACAATGCCAAAATCGGAATTTCTGATTAAATGGATTGCCGACAAAGGTATTGACGAGGCGGAACGATACAAAGCAGAACGGGCGGCGTATGGTACATTTATGCACGCCCAATTCGAGGAACTTATAATTAACCGGGTTTATGATTTGGACGGATTGAAAGCCAAATTGAAAGATTATATTGATAACAACAAATTGCCCGCCGATTTCATTTATTACGCTGATGATTTCAAAAAGGATATATTAGCATTTGCGCAATTTGTTTTGGATTATGACGTTAAACCGTTAGCCGTGGAAATTGCGTTGGTACACCCCGTTCATAATTACGCCGGAATGATTGATTTACCGTGTACGATGTTATCAAAGCCCGGTTCAAAAGAATACATAAACGCAATTGTGGATTTCAAAAGCGGGCGCAAAGGATTTTACGAAGAAGCGGAAATTCAGTTGCATTTATATGCGATGATGTGGAACGAAAATTTCCCGGATATTCCGATTGACCGTGTTTTCAATTTCAGCCCGAAAGATTGGCGAAAGAAACCGACGTACAATTTGAAAGACCAAACAGACAGCCCGAACGCAAAGAAAATCCCGTATCTTTTGGAGTTGGCAGCAATTGAGGACGAAAAACGGGATAATACATTTACGGCGGTTTCCGGGGAAATATCATTGGATAACGAACCGGATTTGACAAACAATATTGTTTCGCTGACGTTGGCGGAACTTGTTAAAAGCAAAGCCCCGGCGGAAAAGAAAAAGCCGGAACCGGAAAAAGCCGTTACCGTTGAGGATTTGAAGAAAGACCCGGAACCCGAACCACA